AGATATCCTCATGCTTATCAAATGTATTCATTACAAAAAGTTTATGAAGGAGATAAGTATCCATATTACGATGGTAAAACAGTAGTAGTAAGTCCAAAACTGGACGGTGCTGCTGTAAGTTTACAATATGTTCGTGGAGAACTAACACTTGCTCTCACAAGAGGAGACGGCAAGAAAGGTATGGATATAACAGACAAGATGAAATTTCTTGTACCATGTGGCTTCTTTATAGACGAGCCTAATGAAACAAAAATAATGCAGATTACAGGAGAAGTTGTCGCACCTACTACCATAGAAAATGCTAGAAACTACGCATCAGGTGCACTTAACCTAAAAGATATTGAAGAGTTTAAGTCAAGAGATTTAACCTTCATAGCCTATGGCGTTCAGCCATATCCTACTAACGATTACATAGAAGATATGCAGAAACTCTCCAACTGGGGATTTGAAACATGTCTTGATAGTAATTATTCTATGTTTCCACAAGACGGAGATGTCTGGAGAGTTATTGAGAATGACTATTTTGAAGAGATTGGTTATACCTCACACCACCCTCGTGGAGCATTTGCAAAGAAGAAAAGACAGAAAGGAGTAGTAACAAAACTACTTGATGTCGTATGGCAAGTAGGAAAATCAGGTTGTGTTTCTCCAGTAGCAATTCTAGAGCCTTGTACTATTGGTGAGGCTACAGTTTCAAGAGCAACCTTACACAATGCCGCAATCATAAAAAGTTTAGACTTAGAAATCGGTTGTATGGTTGAAGTTATTAGAGCAGGGGAGATTATTCCCCAAGTAATCGGGAGAGCTGACTAATGTATTTACAATTAGAGTGTCCTTACTGTGGAATGAAAAAATATGATTGTCATTGCCACAGCATTAGAAACTTACTTCATCAGTATCAAAGTGAAAAACGAATGGCAAAGGTATATCAAACACCTTCAGGATTTGAAGTAGATTTATATGAAATAGCAACCCATGTCATTGATGATGAACAGGGAACATATTCTGTAGAAAATGTATTTACAGCAACAAGAAAGCTACATAATCATTCAGAAGTATATGCCGAGAACTGTGCAGAGAATTGGGTAGATGAAATTATTAAAGAAGCGTAGAGCAAACCCAATGCCTGAGAAACCTTGTGGAGAGTGTAAATTCTATGAATCTATACATGAAATCACATCTAAACTAACAGAAGGATGGTGCAGAGTAGAACAACCATCAAAGTTAGTTTTATCAGAGGAGACTTGTAATAAATGGCAACTAAAGTAAAAGTTTGGAGAGATTTAGAAGAGGAGTGGGAACTTCATCAGTGGGATATGATGCCAGATGTTGAAGACCTATCAATTTACTGGGAACTCCAAGCACAAGCACAGCAAGAAAGAAGAGACGAATATCTCAAATGGAATAAATTTTTTGAGAACAAAGAAACACATAGAGATTTAATGAGAAGATTAGGACGGCATCAATCTGAATGAGTGGAGTATATAATCAAACTTATTTTAACAATCACCCCCATGAAAAAGAAAGAGAGGGTGTATTGTATGGAGTTGTTCTAGTAAATCAAAGAACCTTTGAGCGCGAGTGCATCAAAGTCGGAATCGCTAGTGGTAAAGACTGGCGACATGTAATTAAAAGAAGTCGTGGTTTTAAAGGGTACGATCTCCGTATTCAACGAACATATCACGATACCATCTATAACTGCTGGAAAATTGAGCAGTCCCTTCACGAGAAGTTTAAACACGACAGTTATGCCCCAACCCAAAAATTTGGTGGGCATACGGAGTGTTTCAAAATATCCTCGCTTATTTTATCCCAGTTTCCAAAAAATAATTCTTGACAAATGGTCACTCGTTTGATATAATATAATCATATTTGGGAGAAAGACAAACTTGACAGAAATAATACCACCGACACACTGTCCTGCATGTGATAGCAGACTAATGTGGGTTAATGAGCAATTATTTTGCAAGAACAGTCTTTGTCCAGCACAATCTTCCAAGAAGATTGAACATTTTGCGAAAACTCTCAAGATTAAAGGACTTGGTCCTGCAACTATTAGCAAACTTGGTCTTGAGGATTTTCACGATATCTATTCTTTATCAGAAGAAGAAATATCATCTTTGTTGGATTCAGAGAAAATGGGTACTAAGCTACACTTAGAAATACAGAAGTCAAAGAGCACAGACCTAATAACTCTACTTCCAGCATTTTCAATATCGCTGATTGGCACAAGTGCTTCCAATAAATTAGCAAAAAAGATTTCATCAATACATGAAATAACCCCAGAAATATGTAAAGAAGCAGGTCTGGGTCAAAAAGCGACAGATAATCTGATTGATTGGTTAGTGAACTCGTTTCATGCTAACGAATATTACAACTTACCCTTTTCTTATACTTGCGACAAAAAAGAGCAGGTTAGTCTTAACAACACTAAGGGAACAGTTTGTATATCGGGTAAACTTAAAAGTTACCCAACCAAAGCAGCCGCACAACAAGTATTAGAAAAATACGGCTATGTTGTAAAAAGCAATCTTACAAAAGATGTTACTCATCTAGTAAACGAGAGTGGCATAGCAAGTGCAAAAACCAACAAGGCAGAACAATTAGGTATTAAAATTATTAACAACATTAAGCATTTATTAGAGGAAAAATAAAATGGCATTACCAAAATGGACAGACGACAGAACCCAAGCTCTTGTAGACTTTGTAGGTTCTGAAAGCCCTATTTCCCAAGCTACTGTAGCTAATGCTGCAGAAGAACTAGAAACTTCAACAAGAAGTGTTAGTTCTAAGCTAAGAAAAATGGGTTTTGAGGTTGAATTAGCCTCAGCATCAGCTTCTAAATCTTTCTCCGAGGACCAAGAAGCTACCTTAAGAAACTTTGTTACTGACAACTCAGGTTCTTATACATATGCAGAAATAGCATCTAACTTTGAAGGTGGACAATTCTCTGCTAAATCAATTCAAGGAAAAATTCTTTCTATGGAATTGACAGAGCATGTTAAACCTGCACCTAAAGTAGAAACTGTTAGAACTTATACTCCTGAAGAAGAAGGAACATTCGTTGACATGGTTAACGGTGGATCTTTCGTAGAGGAAATCGCTGAAGCTTTAGGCAAAAGCGTTAACTCAATCAGAGGTAAAGCTCTTTCACTTCTTAGAAGTGGTGAAATCAATGCTATTCCAAAGCAGAAAGAAACTAAAGGTTCAAGCAAAGCCGACGTGCTAGCTGGAGTTGACATTGAGTCTTTAACTGTTGAAGAAATTGCTGATCAAATCGGCAAAACAGTTAGAGGTGTCAAAACTATGCTAACAAGACGTGGTCTACAATGTGCAGACTACAACGGTGCAGCTAAAAAAGAAATAGGTTAATCTTATTTACTTTTAGTTTGGGTGGGGAGTCATCACTCCCTGCCTTTTTTCGTTTTTACTTTGGGAGAGTATATTGAATATTGCATCGGCGCTACTTAAACAGATTATCGTTCAAAAAGATTTAGACACATGGTCTAAGTTAAAAGAACATTACCTACCTGGCGAGTACCAGCCGATATTCCGTATCCTTGATAAACATATAGATACTTATCAAGACCTTCCTAAATTTGAAGACCTGTCGTATGAAATCCGAGACAGGCAACTCCAAGAAAAAATATTTGCAGTAGAATCCGTAGAGGTTGATGTAGACGCGTGGATGCTCTTAGAGTATCTAAAGAATGAATACGCACAAGTAGAAATTCTAGACGAATTAGATAAATACATTGACAATACTGTTGCGATGGCTAGTGCAGAAGAAAACATTGAGCAACTCCAAGAAATAGTTCTAAGGGTAAGTGACAAGGTAGATGTCAAACCACCCGAAGAAAGTATGCAAAGCATATCTTTGTTTGAAGATGACAAAGAACTGGCTCGTTACTTACCTTTAGGACTCAATAGTGAGTATGACTCACAAATTCAGTTCTCTCCCAAAGATTTGGTGCTTGTGGGAGGCAGACGTGGTGCAGGTAAATCACTTACCTGTTGTAATCTAGCATCCAATGTATATGAATCAGGTCGTAGCGCCCTGTACTTTACTATTGAGATGGATAGTAGAAGTATTCTGCAAAGAATATGTTCTATTGCTACACGAATACCACTCAAAAGACTTCGTAGTAAAATGCTAAGTGCAGAAGAGTGGAACCTAGTTGGCGGATGGTGGGCTGGACGTTTTGATGGCGGACATGACTTGTTGCCAGAGTTTGAAAAGAATCATGACTTTGATGATTTTCATAAAAGACTTACAAAACTTCCCCTACATAAAGAAAAGCAGTTAGATGTAATTTACGATCCTGCTTTAACTCTCTCAAAGATTCAATCCGAATTAGACAAGAAAGTCAATCAACTAGATGTTGGTGTAGTTATAGTAGATTATCTAAACCAAGTCCGCCGCCACAACGCACCGAGTCGTTCAGGTCAATATGACTGGACAGAGCAGATAGAAGTCAGTAAGAAAATGAAACTGTATGCACAAGAGTATGAAACATTATTCTTTGCACCATACCAAACAGATGCTAGTGGAGAGGCTAGATTTGCAAAAGGTATACTTGATGCTGCAGATGCGGCATATGCTCTTGAAACTTGGGAACAACAAGATGAATGTATGACATTTAACTGTGTCAAAATGAGAAGTAATCGTATGGAAAGCTTCTCAAGTGTTGTTGACTGGGAAACCTTGAAGATTGGACCGCAGTCAGCAATCAACCCCAAAGAAAGGGAAGCTCTTGAGAGCAGTATGAAAACTGGAGAAGATGTAGATGACATTTAACATTAGAGCATGGTTATTTGCTCTTTGGGCAGGGGGATTTCTAGCCCTACCAATTATGTACCTCATCTGCTTCTTTGGAAACACAATGAAATTTTTAGGACTAATATGATTCTATATACAGAAAAAGACTTACTAGCGGCATATTCAAAATATGTTAAAGCATTAAAAGATATAACAAACGCAAGTCTTAGATTACGAATGATTCCTTCAGTAGAGGAGTTCAGATTAATATA